CGATCGGTTTTTCGGCCCGTTCAAGTATCTCAAGCAAGAGCTCGTCGAGTGTTCGCTCGTTAGCGTCCCGGCTAACCCGAACGCGCTCGCCGTCGCTAAGTCTCTGAAAGTCTCCGACGACACGTTGCGGATGGTGTTTGCCAAGCACGGCATACAAAACACCGCGCGCGCGGATCGCCGTAACGGCAAGCAAGCCGAAACCTCGCTCACACGAAAGTCAAAACCCATGACAACGCTTGCTCAAAATATTATCGACGCGGAAAAGCGGTTGCTCGCGAAAAAGGACGAGCTCGGCGCTTTCCACGACGGCAAAGGCGACGGCAACTATACCGACTCCGATATGGAAACGGTCGGCAAAGCCAACGCCGAAATCGCGCACGAGCAAAAGCTCCTCGCGACCTTGCGCGATTCCGAGAAAAACCTCGGCGCGCAATCCGACGACGGCGGCCGCGCGGTGATCCCGGCCCATGCCGCCAAGGCCAACGGCTCGACCGCGATCTCGACGGCGCGCCCGTTTAGCCTTGCGGCGAAAAAGGTTTCGCCGCTCGACTTGCTTTGTCGGGTCGGCGCTTTGCAGGTCGTCGCGCACCGCGAACGCAAGTCGGTCGACGAGATTCGTCGCATGGTTTACGGCGACGACGAGGCGACCAAGGCCGTGCTTGAATGGCAAATGAAGGCGGCGAGCGCCGCCGCCATGACGACGGTCGTCGGATGGGCCGCCGAGCTCGTGCAACAAATCGTCGTTGATTTCATGGCGACGCTCTACCCGAAAGCGATCTATCCGCGCTTTTCGGCAATGGGCCTATCGCTCACGTTCGGCCGCAACGGCAAGGTCATTATTCCGACCAGGTCGCGCACGCCGACGATCGCCGGCTCATTCGTCGGCGAGGGCTTGCCGATCCCGGTACGCCAGGGCGAGATCGACGAGCATTCGATCCCGGCGATCGAGGGCTTACTCCGCGACGCGATCCAAACCGATACGGCAATCGCGCTCGATAGCGTCTTGATTGACGCCAACGCGGCGACAGCGATCCGGCCGGCCGGCATCCTCAACGGCGTCTCGGGCTTGACGCCAACCGCCGGCGGCGGCTTTGCGGCGTTAACCGGCGATATCAAGGCACTCTCGGGCGCCTTGCTCACCGGCACGCTCGGCAACGTGCGGAATCCGGTTTGGCTCATGAATCCGCAACAAGTGAATAGCGCGGGCCTCGTCGCCGCACCTGGCGCCGGCGTGTTCCCGTTCCGCGACGAAATCAGTCGCGGGAGCTTGGGCGGTTGGCCGATCATCGATTCCGGGACCGTTCCGCTCGGGACCGTGATCGCCGTCGACGCCGCCGACTTTGTGAGCGTCACCGGCGACGGGCCGCGCCTGGAGGTTTCGGATACCGCGACACTCCACATGGAGGACACAAGCCCGAGCGACATTTCGACGGCGGGCTCGCCGGCGGTCGTCGCCTATCCGGCTAAGAGCATGTTTCAAACCGACATGCTCGCATTGCGGCTAATCATGCCGATCAATTGGACGATCCGCCGCACCGGAACGGTTGCTTGGATGGCGGGCGTTACTTGGTAACACCGGAAAAAGAGCGGGCCGGATAATTTCCGGCCCGCATAATTTCCGTCTCTCTTTTGCAACAGAAAGGCAAGCCAATGACCGACACCGAGCAAACAAAGGCGGCGAAAACCAAACTCGCCGACGACAAGGCCGCGCGCGAGAAAGCGAGCAAGGAACGCGAAAAGGCGGCGGCCGCAACGACGCCGACGCCGACGCAAGAGGAAAACGACCTCGCCGCCTCGGGCATCCCCGTCACCGAGCACGAGGACGACGGGAGCGGTCCCGATCCGAACGCACCGCAAGCCAAAGACAAGCAAATGGCGGCCGACAAGCCGGCCGGCTATCAAACCAGGACCGCAACGGCCAAAGCATGACCGTCCGCGGGTTTCTCAACCGCGTTGCGGGCCGGGTCATTGGTAAAGCCGAGGGCGATTACCGTCCCGGCCCGTATTACTTGCCGGTCACCGGCGGATGGCTCCCCGACGGCGCGCCGGATAATTGGTGGCAATTGGGCTATACGCCGGTCACCGGCGGACAATCGGCGATGGTCGAGGCGTGCGTTTCGGCCTACGCGCAAACGGTCGCCATGTGTCCCGGCGACCACTGGATTACAAACGACGACGGCGGGCGCGAGCGGGTAGAAACGAGCGCCTTGTCGCGTTTGTTGCGGCATCCGAACGACTACCAAAGCATTTCCGATTTTCTCCTCAACGCGACGCGCGGGCTTTACTTGACCGGCAACGCCTATGCGTTGGCATTGCGTAACGATCGCTTTGAGGTGTCCGAATTACACTTGATGAATCCCGACTTGTGCTATCCGCGCGTCGCCTATAACGGCGAAATATTCTATACGCTCAACGGTAATGACGTCATGGCGATGCGGCTCAATAGCCCGCAAGACCTGATCGTCCCCGCGCGCGACGTCCTGCACATTCGTTTGCACACCGAGCGCGTGCGGTTTCCGACGCCGCTCCTCGGCGTCTCGCCGCTGGTCGCCGCCTATTCCGATATCGCCGTTACCGCGGCGATCGCCAGGCAACAAACCTCGTTCTATCGCAATGAGGCGCGGCCCTCGGCCGTGCTTTCGACCGACCTGGTGCTCGACAAGGACCAGGTTACGGCGTTGCGCGATCGTTGGAACGAGCAAGCGCGCGGCATGAACCAGGGCGGCACGCCGATATTGACCGCCGGCCTCAAGGTTCAACCTTGGGCAATCGCCGGCAAGGACGCGGCGACCGCGGAAATTCTCAAATTGAGCAACGAGAATATCGCGCTTGCGTTTCGCATTCCGTTGCAAATTCTCGGGCTCGCCGGCGGCCCGGTCAACTCGACCGAAATTCTTATGCAATCCTGGATCGCCTCGGGCTTGGGCTTTTGCCTCAACCATATCGAGGAAGCGATCGGCCTATTGTTCAAGCTCGACGGCCAACCTTACGAATACGTCGAGTTTGATACCGCGGCGCTCTTGCGCTCGGCCTTTAAGGACCGGATCGAGGGCCTCGCGCGCGCGGTGCAAGGCGGCATCCTGGCGCCCGACGAGGCGCGTGCGTTGGAAGGTTACGCCAAGGTTCCTGGCGGATACGGCAAGGAGCCGCGAGTCCAGCAACAAGTCGTCCCGTTGTCGGCCGCCGAAAAGATACCGGCGGCACCGGGACCAGGCGCGCCGCCGCCGGCGCCGGCGCCTGGAAACGGACAAGCGCAAAACGAGGGCTTGAGCGATGGCGAACGAAAACGCATCCGCCGAAACATCCGAGCACAACACCGCAATACTCGGCTCGCTTGCTGATTTTGTCGTCGAGGAGATCGCGAGCGTCGCCGGCCAGGCCGAGCGCGAGCGCGACCTATTGCTTGCGCGCAAGTTAGCCGAGCTCAACCAACGCGAGGCCGAGCACGAGCTCCGCTTGCACAAGCTTGAGCAAGAAATTCGCAACCGCCTCGCGAGCTTGCGCGACGGCGAGAAAGGGGAGCCCGGTGACAAAGGCGAAAAAGGCGAACAAGGCGACAAAGGCGAGGCGATCAAAGGCGAAAAAGGCGATCCGGGCACGCCTGGCGAAAAAGGCGAAAGCATCCAGGGCGAAAAGGGCGCGCCCGGCGAAGCCGGCCGCGACGGAAACAACGGAAGCAACGGAAACGACGGCGCCGTCGGACCCGCCGGCGCTTGCGGACTAGATGGCCGCTCGTTCACGATCCGCGATACTTACGACCCGACCGAAAACTACCTTGAGCTCGACGTCGTAACGCTTAATTCAACCTGGTTCATCGCGCGCAAGGACGCGCCCGGCGTTTGCCCTGGTCCCGATTGGAAGGCCGGGCCGACCGGCCGGCGCGGCGAGAAAGGCGAACGCGGCGAGCGCGGGCAACGCGGCGAGCCCGGCGCAACCGTCCGCGTTGTCGAGTGGGATATCCGCGCCAAAACTTATGAGGCGTTTCCGGTCATGAGCGACGGCACGCTCGGGCCGCCGATCCCGTTGCGCGCGTTGTTTGAGCAATACCAGGCCGAGGCGCGCTAGATGCAATCGACCATCGTGGTTACGACGCCGGCGACGTCGATCGACCTGATCGAGCTCGACGAGCTCAAGCGCGCGCTCAACATTACCGCGACCACAAGCGACGCGATGCTCGCCGACCTGATTACGCGGGTATCGGCGCAAATCGCCGCTTATTGCAACAACCGGGTATTCGGTTACGAGACGGTCGTCGAAACCTTTACCGAATTATCGACCGACGACAAAAACCGGCTATTCCTGGCGCGCTATCCGATCCCGCAAGACGACACCGGGATCACCGCGCTCACCATTAACGGCGCCGCGCAAGCCTATCCCGACGGCCTCTTGCTCGACTCGCTATGGGGCAAGCTGACATTGCCGAGCGGGGTTTATGTCGAGCAAACAATTATCGAATATTCCGGCGGTTATCATTTGCCCGACGAGGCGCCGCCGGCGTTAAAGCAAGCCGCGGTTATGCTCATGCGGGAAGCCTATTACGCGAGCGTCCGCGGCGACGCCACGGTCCGCATGATCGGACACAAGGAATCCAGAATAATTTATTTCGATCCTAATTTGCTGGCGCGATCGAGCGGCGGCGCCGGCACCGGTGGCACGCCGGCGCAACGCGCGGCGCATGATCTCTTGACGCATTTCACGCGCTACGAAGCTTGACCCGTGCCGGAAAAATCGACGTTTAACATTACGATCGAGCCCTCGCTCGACAAGGTCAAACAATTCTTGACCGACGCGCTCCTCGCCGACCTCGAAAAGCTCCATCCCGACGAGGTCGTCGTTATCCGCGGCGTCCGCAAGTCGTGGAAAAAACGATACAAGGATACCGACCTCGTCAAGATCGTAACGGCCAACGACGGCCGCGTGTGCAAACACTGTCAAGACATGGTCGCGCATAATCCGTATTCGTACGGCGACGCCAAGAAACAATTGCCGCACCATCCTGGTTGCCGTTGCCAAATCCGATCGTTGCGCGCGACCGATCCGGCGTACCTGGCGCAACCGACCTTCAAAAAATTCGGCACCTATATGCGGGTCGCCGTCCGCAACGCGGTCAAGCACAAAGGCAAAAAAGTCCCGCAACGCGGCGCCACGATTACCAAGCTCCGCAAGCGCGGAAAGCGGTTCGTCGCGCCGAGCGGCTATCGCGCGATCAAGGTTTACAAGCGGCAAAAAGGCAAAGGGTAAACGATGCCGGTCGACTTTTCCGCGCAAGTCTATTTGCCTTGTTTTGATACCTTTGCGCGTGTGATCCAGGTCACGCCGATCGTCGGCCTTGCCTACCAGGCGCGCGGCATATTCGATACCGTTTCGATCGACGTCGTCGCGATCGACGGCTCGATTATTTCCGAGCAACGCACCATCCTCGACGTCCGCGACAACGAATTTGGCGCGTTGCCGATCCAGGGGGATTTAATTTTAATTCCGGCCGACGGCACCTTGCCCGACGCCGGCGCCTGGGAGGTGATCGACACGAGCCGCAATGGTGGCGGCGAGACGACGCTCACGCTGCGCAAGCTCATGCCCAAGACACCGCTTAAATTGGTCAAGCCGGCACCATGACGCAAACGCCGGCGTTGATCGTGCGCGACGCGATTTACGATCGCGTCAAGGCGATGCCGTTCTTTGGCGGCTTTACCTTTGCCAAAAACAAGATGATGCGAATACAAACGCAAGACCTACCCTATTGCGGCGTCTATCTGATTAACGAGCTCCTCGTCCCCGAGGGCGATTCAAACGCCGGCGATATCCGCTTGCGCGATAGCGCGCGCTACGGCTTTTCGGTGATCGTGCTCGACAACGAAAACGAGGGCGGCGAGGAAACGCTCGACCAGGCTTTCGCCGAGATTACCAACGGCCTGTTATGCGATACGACGTTGACCGGCTTTAATCACAAGCTCTTGCAAGGGATCACGCGCGGCGAGCGTACGCACCTCTATGGCTCGGTCGCGCTCGACAACGAGACGCCGATCCTCGAATTGCAATTCGACATGACCGCCGACCTCGGCACCGCGATATTCAAGCCGACCATAACCGACGACCTTATCACGCTGCATATCGACGCGCGGCCGATCCAGAATCCCGACGCGCCGATCGTCGAAATGGAATGGAATATGCAAACCGGGGAAATCAATACAACCAAGCGAGGACGCAATGGCAAAAATAAGAGTCACGCCAAACCGCGACGATCTCCCGCCGCATCCGATTGACGGCAAATTGCCGCCCGAGGGCGGCGAGTGGACCGCCGATCAATATACGTTCCGGTTGATCCGCGACGGCGACATTACCGAGGTGCCGCCCGAGGGCAGCGGCGACCCGCAACGTCGAGCACCGCCGCCGGCCGATCACGGCGACGATCCAAAACGGAAAAAATGACGACCGACTACGTCGTCTATTGGTTGTTTGATGAAACATGCGTAACGCCCGAACACGACGGCTATGTCGGGGTAACTCAAGACATTAAACGGCGAACGGGCCAGCACCGTCGGCGCGGCGGGTTTCCGCCGGGCTTTGAGGTAAGGGTTCTAAATCAAGGGACGCTCGCCGAGTGTCGCGCCGTCGAGTGGCGGTTACGGCCGGCGTCGTTCATTGGTTGGAATTTGGCGGTCGGCGGAAAGCCGTCGGTTAATCATACCGAGGCGGTGCGCGCGAAAATAAGGGCGGCGAGGCGTCGGCAAACAATATCTGACGAAACGCGCGAAAAACTGCGCGCCGCATCACGCGGTCGGACAAATAAAGGCCGGCTCGGTCAAAAGAAATCGCCGGAAGAAATCGCAAAGATTGCAGCGGCGAACATTGGTCGAAAAGCATCGGAAACAACGCGCGTAAAACAGGCCGAAAAAAAGCGGGGCAACAAACATCGGCTCGGCAAGTATCACTCAGAAACGACGCGCGAAATAATTCGGTTCAAGAAAACCGGCGTTGCGGTTCACAGCGAACAGCACAAACAAATACTCCGCGATCGTTGGATTGGTAACTCACTCACTAAAGGTCAACCGTGGTCCGCGGCGAGGCGTCTCGCGTGGCTATCAACTAAGGAGATATGAACCATGCCGATTTCTTTTTCGTCGATTCCCTCGGGGTGGAAGCTTCCGCTCGTATATATCGAGGTCGATCCCTCGCAAGCCGGCACGCCAACCTCACAAAAATATGCGTTGCTCGTCGATTACAAGCTCGCCGCCGGCGTTGCGCCGGTCGACGTCCCGATCGCGTGCGGCTCGGTTGCCGACGCGATCAATCTCGCCGGCCAGGGCTCGCCGCTCGCGCGCATGTACCAGGAATTTTTCTTGCTCAACAAGTCGACGCCCGTCTTGTTATTGCCGATCGCGCAAGCCGGCGCCGGCGTTGCGGCAACCGGCACGATTACGGTCGCGACACCGGCGACGCAAGCCGGGGAGCTCGCGCTTTATATCGCCGGCCAAAAGGTATCGGTCGGCGTCGCAACCACCGACGTCGTCGCCACGGTCGGGACCAACATCGCGGCGGCCATTATGGCGATGCCCGACTTGCCGGTCACCGCGGCGGCCGCGGGTGCGGTCGTTACCTTGACGTCGAAATGGAAAGGAATAAGCGCCAACGATATCGCGTTTGACTACAACGTGCTCGGCCCGAACGGCGGCGAAATGTTCCCGATCGGCCTCACCGTCACGCCGGCAACCGGCGGCAACCTTACCAGCGGCGTCGGCGTCCCGACCTGGACGACCGCGATCGCCAACCTCGGCGACGAGCCGTACGAATATGTCGGCCTCGGTTTCAACGATAGCGGCACCTTGCTCGCCTGGGAAACCGAATACGGCTTTAGCGACTCGGGTCGTTGGGGTTGGTTGCGCGAGGTTTATGGTCATGTGATCTCGGCCAAGCGCGACACCTATGCCAACCTTTTTAGCTACGGCCCGACCAACAATAGCGGCGTCGTTTCGCTCCTCGCGATCGAGCCGGATTCGCCGTCGCCGCTCTATGAATGGATCGGTGCCTATTGCGCGCGCGCGGCCGGGGCCTTGTCAATCGACCCGGCGCGGCCGTTGCAAACCTTGACGCTCGACGGGATCACGCCGGCGCCGAAACATTTGCGCTTTAACAAAACGCAATTGAACGCGCTCGCCGGCGTCGGCCTCGCCGTGCAAATGGTCAACGCCGGCGAGATCGCCGCGCTCGCGCGTGAGCAAACGACGTACCAAAAGAACACGCTCGGGCAATCCGACAACGCTTACGAGCTCATGACGACGCTCGCAACCTTGGCCGAGCTTTTCCGCCGTATGCGGCAAAGCATTACGAATAAATATCCCAGGGTAAAATTAGCAAACAACGGGACTCGTTTTGGTCCCGGCCAGGCGATCGTCACGCCCAACATTCTCAAAGGCGAATTGATCTCGGAATATCGCCAATGCGAATACGACGGCCTCGTCGAAAACGGCGACGCCTTCAAGGCGGCGTTGATCGTCGAGCGCGACGACGTCGATCCCAACCGAGTCAATGTTCTTTGGCCGGGAGACGTTATCAACCAAATGAGAATGTTCGCGGTGCTCGCGCAATTCCGCTTGCAATTCCCGCTCGCGCTTGCGGCCTAACTGAAAACCGAAAGGAGCTCGATCCATGTCAAATAGATTTGCGGGCGTTGCCTATTGGTCCGTCGACGGCAAGCAACTCGCCGTGCGCGGAAATCTTGAGGTCATGCCGTCACGCTACGAGAGGACCGGAATCGCCGGGCAAGACGCGGTCCACGGCTATTCCGAATTGCCGGTTGTCCCTTACGTTGCCGGCGACGTCTCGACGTTGGAAGGCACGAGCGTCGAGGATATCGACGCGATCACCGACTCGACGATCACGGTCGAGGCGGCCAACGGCACGGTTTACTATCTCCGCAACGCCTGGCGCGCCGAACGCTCAACCGTCAATACCCGCGACGGGCAATTTCATGTCCGCTTTGAGGGTATGCAATGCGACGAGGTCGCGGTCGCGGCATAAGGAAAACAACACATGGCCGTCAACGTGACCGATATCAAAGCCCGCGAGGCAACGGCGCCGCCGATCCCCGATCCCGAGCCGGCGTCGCCATTGCCGGGCTATACATGCGAGCTCACGCGGCCGATCGAGGCGC